ACTTCCTGCGTGTCCGGGCTGTAGTTGATGAGGTCGATGGGCGCAGCCGTACCGGGCGGCGAGGCGAGAATGTGGAAGCCCTTAGGGCCGTCAGCCGGATCGAAACTGTCGGTCAGCGCTGCAAGCTGTGTGCCGGCCTTACTGGTCGGGTGTCCCGGCGGAACCCAACCCCGACCTCGGGTCATGTCGTACCGCCACCTGTTCGCAGGCGCATCCTGACCAGGCGGAGACCAGGCGTACGGCGGCATTACGGCAGCGGCTCCGGCTCTTGAAAATGAGTAATCAGCTTGCCCGCATTCGGGCCTGTGCCAACTTGACGCTCCACGACCCCGAACCCCTCCGCGCCCTTCGGCCCGAGGACTTCGATGACACTCTCCCCGGCAGGAGCTTTCTTCATGAACTCGGCGGTACCTGGCTGCACAGACTGGAGTCGGTACAGGTGCGCTGTCTCCATGTCGCCGGCATCGAGCGCAGCCTGGAACGATTCGTCGGACGGCATCCGAATACCGGGGTGCAACCCGGCTCGAACGTCCATCGCTTGATGGCCCCGATTGCGGTAGTTGCTGGCCGAGTCGTCGGCCTGGAGCCGCGCCTGTTCCGGGTCTATATCCCGGATCTTTCCAGCCAGTCGCTTGCGCTCGTCCAGTTTGGCAATAGCTGCCTGCTGCGCCTCGACCTCGGCCCTGGTGATGCTGACCTTCTCGCTCCCCGAGATCCGGAACTCGGTCTCATCTTTCACGCTGCGTCCTCCGGTGATGGTGATCGAGGTAGGCCGCGACAAGCTGCGCCGAGTGCTCGTCTAGCGGGATCTTGCCGGCGGCGATGAGCGGCATGATATCCTCGGCTCGCGCGGCCTGTTGGGCAGGGCTGACCTTTTCCCGGCCGATAGGAGCCTGATCCTTCGAGTCGCGGGCCTCGACCTCGAACGGACGGGGCACCTCCTTCATGATCGCGCGCATATTAGCGCTCACCGGCTAGCCACCCCATCTCCAGTGACTTGAGTTCGCCCGCCGTGTTGTCGCGGATCTTGACTCCGAGACCGCGCAGGATCGGCAGCATGGGCAGCAGTTGGTCCGTCGTCAACTTCCAGCTGTCCACGAGATCCCAGTCCGGCGCAGCCTCGATGCCGACGATGAACGCATCTTCTCCGCGTCCCGGGATAATGTTGACCCGCTGAGCCGGCACAACCGGTAACACAGTTGTGGTGGGGGACGGCAGTTGTTGTACAGACGACGCCGGGACGATGGCTCCGTTGACGGCGCTCATGGCTTCGGATTCGGCAGCCTCGCGCTGGTATTCGTGGTTGTAGATATGACCCGGAACGTGGTCGCCTCCGCACACGGCGCAGGCCGGCGGCGGGATTCTGGAGAGGTAGCCGGGAGATCCGGGCAGCCCAGCAAGCTCGTTGGCGCTGCGCTCAACGCCGGTGTGATCCTGAACGACGGTATCCCGGACTCGACGCAAAGCACCCGGGACGGGATTCCCTATCTCGATGGCCGGTCCAGGGCGTGACGCTTGAACGAGCGCCATCGGATCTATGCTCATGTGGTCACCGGCATAGGGATGGGCTCGAAGCGCTCCTGAAAGTCGGCGTCGGCCAGCACGAACACGGCCCCCGAGGCGTGGTCGGTGACGACCCACTCGCCCTGCTTGGGAGGTCGCCGGCTCTGCAAGTGGCTCTGAACCCCCGGTGCAACCTGCTCTGCCTCCACGATCAACGCTCGCTTCGGCCGCTCGACGTAGATGCCCACGCCCTTATCCTACCATGCCCGTCAACCTAGCTTTCTTACGAGCCCTGTACCGAGCATCCTTGTCTTTTTTACACGTCCAGCATCTCCGGCGGTCGTTGCTCTCCCATATAGTATTCATAACGGTGAAGGGGTGTCCCTTATCGCAACGCAGGTTCTTAGCCCTACCCGCCGGCCCGTACCCTCTTACAACGTTGGTTCTCTGAGTAACAGGCTCTAAGTGATCCGGGTTCACACAAAGGCGATTACGACACAAGTGATCTAGCTGTAGTCCGGCAGGTACCGGACCAACAAGCATTTCCCAAACCACAACATGAGCCGGTCTAGGCTTGTTGTTCTTCCAGATAACTCCATAGGGGTAAGGTTTCTTGCCCGAATTGGCCCCGGTCCACGTCCAACAGTCACCCACATCCAGACGACAAATCACCCGGTCAGGAAGCGTCATTGTCCGACTGAACGTTGGGGCCGCTGGCCTTGCTGTTGCCGGCCCTGACGGCCCCCACCTCCGCCGCCTCTGGGCTTCATAAGCGCGGCCATCGAATCGCCCACCGACCCGCCGCCGCCCTGCCCGCGCATGCCCGGCGGCTGTTGCGTTCCGCCCTGCGGAGACATGGGCGACTTCTGCGGCTGCTGCTGCCCCTGGAGCTTCTGGCTGAGCGCGATGAACCGCTCGGAATCCTCGCCAAACCAGTTGGCGACCCGCTCCAAGCCTACCTGTTCGATCACGAACGGCAGCGCGTCGACAGCTTCCCGGACCTTCTGGTCGATCCACTCCTGCGGATTGTCGGTTGCTCCGGACAGTTCGTAGCTGACTCGCTCCGGCATCCACTTGTTCGTAGCGAGCGACTGGAGCGCCTTCCATTGCTCCAATAGAGCCGGATCAAGGCGTCTTCCAAGGCTGACCTCGTAGCCGTCCCAATAGCCGTCAATATCTGCCGGTCCCACGGTAACTTCGCCAAGGTCTTCCCCCTGCTTGTCCTTGCCCGGAACGGGCAGCGTAAGCTTGTCCTTCAGGTTCGTCTCGACCATCATCGTCGCCAGTTCAAGCGCCCGGTTGAGGCCCCGGGTCATGCTCTCCTTCGCACTTTCGATCTTGAGAGTACGCATGCTTTGTACTGCCCATAGCTGTTGCGCACTACGGGTGCCCTCCGCAGTCCTCGGACCTTGCGCCACCGAGTTCCGCTGGATATACGAATCAACAACAGCATTCGTCTTCAGCAATTCCTCCGGTACCGGCTGACCTTCGAGCATCTTCAGGTACTCACCGATGCGTTCGTCCATCGGGATGTACTGGCCGGGCTTTATCTCGATCTCGCGGCCATCCTTCGTCCAGCCCAGGTAGGTGCGCCAGGCGTTGATCGCCAGCATCCAGATCTGCATGGTCAGCACGTTCGATTCGATCTGGTACAGCCCGGCCCCGTTGGTTAGCATGCCTCGGTACTTGCGCTCCATCTCATCGAACGTCAGTTCCCGGAAGGGCATGACGACGTACGGGATCTCGCCGTAATCGTGCCGCTGGACGCCCCGATCCTGACCATCGTAGGGCGGGTACAGCGGCTCGTCGTTGATGACGAAGCACCGGTAGCGGCCGACCCATATGTCGTCCACGAACACCGGCGTGTTGGGCTCCAGTCCGCGCACACAGTGGCGGGCTTGTTCGGCTTGCGGCGTGTCGGCCCAGGTCGCCAGGACTTCGATGACCGTGGTCGGGTAGTGCTCGACCACGACCAGGAACTCGCCGGTATCCTCGTTCTCGCGCCAGCGTACGTGGCGCGGGGAGCGACGCTGGAAGACGATGGGGTTCTTGCGCCGGTGCCGGACTTCCCAGGCGTCTTCCTCGTCGGCGTCGTCCCACGCCTCGACGCGCTCCTCGAAGTCGTCGTCCGACTCGCCCTCGCGCTGGACGGGCTGCGGGCCGCGCGACTTGAGCCCGAACGGTTTTGCCGGCCACAGGCTCTCATCGAACATCACCCGCGACACGGCGAGTCGCCGGATCACCATGTCGGTCGAAATGCTGCGCACCACGTCCTTGCGCCTGCGCCACGAGAAGATGAACGCCTTGCCCAGCCGAACCAACTTGTCGGCCTGCTTGCGGTACTTCTCGCGGCCTCGCGCGGGCTTTACTCTGACCGATATATCCGGCGGAACCAGGCTGTCTATGGCCGCGTCGGCATCGGACGGAGCGGAGCCGGTCTTGACGGAGAGCCGGCCCTGCGGCGACTCCACGTCAAAAATCTGGAAGTACAGGTCTTCCTCCTGCTCCATCTCCTCGTCAAGCTCGCCCCACTCGCCGTTGAGCGTGTCGCGCCACGCCAGCATCTCGTCAAACGTCGGCCGGCCCGACAGGTCGAACGAGTTGTCGCTGTTCTCCATCGTCATCGGGAGATCCCCAGATAACTCCGGCCAGCCCCGAGATTACGTTCGGTCGCGCTTCGCATCTCAGCAAGCCACATGGACGCCCGGTCCTGCAAGAACTCAGCCGGGCTCGGCGCGGCGAGGGTGGCGTTCCTGCCCACGCGGCGCTCGTTGGTGTCACGCTCCTCGTCAGGCTCGACCTCGATGTTGAGGTAGTCGTAGCCGGTAACTTCCTGCTCGAACGCGAAGCGCTTTTTGTCCCACAGGTAGTAGCCCCAGGCGTCCATGCAGTGATTCATCCAGTCACGCGGCACTTCCCGGTAGTTCATGTTGAGCCGGCGCTTCTTGGGGAACTGGTAAGTCTTGGCCTCGGTGATGAAGTTGGGGCAGTTGCGGCGGTTGACCCGAACCCGCGAGCACGACCGCAGCCAGCGCTGCGTCTCGCGGCTCATGTCGTTGTCGCTCAGCGTCTCCTCGACCCGGATGATGATCGCCCGGCGGTCTTCGAGCGACAGCATACGCACGTCGGTGTCCGGGTCCATGCCCATCTGTTCCAGCACCTCGCGCTGGCGCTTGTCGTAGAAGAACTTGAACCGGACCGGATCGCGCAGCCAGTTCTTCATCAGCGGCAGCCGGTCGGGCACCTGGGGCTTCTCGGGCACGCCGTAGGCAGGAAAACCCATCTTGATCCAGCGCCGGACCTCCTCGGGCACCGCCGAGTCCACGATCATGTCCTTACAGTTGTCGATCTCCCAGCGCTGTGTGGCCTCACCGTCCGGGCTCACCTCACGGCATAACAGCCAGTCCCGATCAGTGAGCATAGGTGCCAGTTCCTCGGTGGACCGATGCGACTCGTAGATCTCGTCGAAGATAACGATGTGATCGGAGTAGTCCTGAATGGCGAGAATGGCGTAGGGGTTCGCGCCGCCAGAGGGGTCGACAGTAAGAACCACTGGCAGCCCGGGATTGTACTCGAAACCCGGGCCGTCGCCAACGTGTACCCGCTCCTTGAACTCTGGAAACACACGATCACGACTTGTCGCCGGGATAGCACCAAACTGTTCAAGGTAGTCAAGCGGATCCATCTCCTTGGCGGCTTGCACGAGCGCCGGGGTTTGCTCGCCCTGCGGGAAGGCGTAGAAGTTCACATCGTAGCTGGCGTCCTTGAACATCTCCCACGCGGCGCTGGTGCCGTGAGCAAGGTGGTCGGCCTCCGCCTCTAAGGCTTTCTGCTGGAAGAAATCACCCTCACCTTCCCAGCTGGAGATGAGTAGAGCCTGTCCGTTCCGGTCAGTGAGCGGAGGAAGTATGGCGCGCGTCCAAGCTTCAGGAACAATCTGTGCAGCTTCATCAATGACAGCGAAGTCGATTGCAGCACCGGCAGCGGACCATATATTTTCAAGAGAAATCGCCTCGATCTTCGCGCCGTTTTCAAGGATGATGACCTTGTCCTGCGCAGAGTCTCTAACCGAGCGCGTGTCGAGTCCAAGGTCACGGATTGTCTCCAGCACTTTCTGGAATGCCCGGTCGGCCAGCTTTATCGTAGGCGCAGCAAGCCACACCCACGAGCGCGGCCGCACATACGCCACGGCGATGGCTTCCATCGCAGCCTCGGTCGTCTTCCCAGCACGGCGGCCAAACGCAGCGATGCGGAAACGGGCACGCGAGCGGGCAAGTGCCTGCTGACCGGTCCAGCGGCCGACCATACCTTCCGTCTGCCATCGCTCGCACCTCAGCTGTAGCTCGTGGTATGCCCGAAGCCGCGCGTCGGGCGTAGTGATGTTGCCGACCTCCTTGACCTCGGCCAGCAGCTTGAACTTGGCTTCCTCGTCGTCCGGGACGTACAGCCCGTTGGGGTAGAAGTTGAGCCGTTTGAACGCCGTCAGCCGCTCCTCCGGCGAGATCGGATAGAACGGCACCGTCCGGGCCTCGGCCCGGTCGGCGTAGCTCTGAAGAAACCCCCCGCGCTCCGCCTTAGCGAGCCGGGTGAGATCCAGTCCTCGCCAGGACGGCGCGAGGGGGGGGTCCAGAACAGCGGTCACACAGTTGCCTGGGGGTTATGCCGTATAGCGCCGGGATTTTGGGGCCTGACGTTTGACCGACAGCGACGTTTTGGTCTTCTGCGCCTTGCCCTTGCGCAGCGGCGTGTTGGCGTCCCCCTCGATCTTGTTGCTCTTGACGGCAACCCCGGCGGCGGTCTTCCTGCGCGGCACGCTCAGTACCTTTTCTTCGCCTTGGGTTTGCCGGCTCGACCCCCGCCCATCATCGGCGGCATACCCCCGCCCATCTGAGGCGGCATACCCGGTACGGCTCCGGGCATCGGCACTCCGGGGGTTCCGGGGGCCTTGGCCTTGCCGCGCTTCTTCTTGGGCGGGAACTTGCCGCCCTTCTTCTTCAGACCGGCGAAGGGGTTAGCGCTCTTGGGTGGGACCACGGCTACGCCTTCAGCTTCTTTCCGCCAGCCGTCTTGCGGCCCTCGCCGGTCACCATCGAGGTGCCGATATCACCCTTGCGGCCCCCCGACGACTTGCCCTTGCGGAGCGGCTTGCCGTGATTGAGCTTGCCGGATTTCTTAGCCACGCTTCTTCTTTCCTTTCTTGCCGCTCTGGCCGAGGATGCTCTTGGACGCCGGAGAACGCCGGGGCTCTGTCTGCTCCGGCGTTATTCCACGCGGCTTCCGGGTCACCTGGGCGACCGACTTCTTCGCACCGGTCTCGCGGTGATCCGCTCTGGTCGGCGTGCCGCGCACCACGACTATACGGCCGGTGGGGCTGGCGCAGGGGCCGGCTCGACCACGACCGGCGGGGCGGGGGCGGGGACGGGTTCAACCACGACCGGTGGAGCAGGCGGCGGCGGAGCCGGCATGGCGCCGACGATGGCTTGAAGCTCGGTCAACTGCGAAGCGGTCTGGGTAGCCAGCGCGCTCGACTCCTCGGCCAGCGCGTCGATCTGCGGCTGCGTGGCAGGTGATCCGGCCGCAACCTGCTTTTGCAGGTCGGCAATCATGGTGTTCAGGTTCGCCAGCCCGTTGGTCAGCAGAACCACCATCCCGTCTTCGCCGGTGAGGGTGACTTTCATCTGGTCGAGCGATGCCTGAATGTCGGCTTCGGTGTGCATGATCTTCCCCAATCGGTATTCGAGGTCGAGCACCGCGTCGGCCAGGAACGCGGCGATCTCCATCAGGTAGGTGATGACTTCCCAGAACTCAGCCCCCGGCCCGGGCTTCTTCGGCAGGCTTTTCATCACTCGATCTCAGCGAGCGAGACGAACAGCCACCAGCATCGCAGACAGGCGTAGCACCTCCTCATCCGGGTGTTCACGGCGTCACAGCCCCAGCGCCGTCCGCTGTGCGGGGGTGAGCGTTTGAAGCACGTCGTAGCGTGCCTTCTGCTGTATGTAGCTGGCAATCGTTTGCTGGACGAGCGCCTGGTTGAGCGTCTGCACGTCCGGAATGGGCGGCAGCGGCGGGTTCATCGCCGCCCGCTCCTCGTTGCGCCGAGCCAGGATGTGCGCCAGCGCGGCATCCTCAGCCGCGTTGGTGGTGTACGTAAGGATCACGCGACCAGTATTCCTTTCCAGGCTCCACCGATGCGAACCATAATTTTGTTGTTTGTCGAATCTATTGCCAACATGCCGTCCACCGGGTTCGTGAAGTCGCCGTCTACGGGAGTGCCGGCCTTGACCTTGGTGGCAACCCCACCAACGGCGTAGAAGTTGCGCACGCGATGCGTTGCATCACCAATGTCGGTAATGGCGTCGGTAAGTGGGTTCAGGCTGGCAGGCACTATGTACCAGCGTGGGCTGGCGTTGGCCCCGAGATATAGCGTCGAGGACGGGATCACGGAAAACGGCCGAACCGATCCTGTCCCGGCTGCCTGTGATTGCAGGATCTGCCCGCCAGAACCCGCGTCCCACGAGAGGTTGACCCGCTCGTAGTTGCTGGCGTCGGTGTAGGTGTTGTAGATGTTGAACGCCTGCGGGTTGGCGCCGTTGCGGAGGGCGAGGGTGGCGGCCGCATCACGGAACAGCAGCACATCTGGAGCACTTACATCCGATCCACCAGCAGCCCCCCACGATAGAGAGGTCAGCGCCGCGATGCGAAGATTGCCCTGGAACGCGGACAACTGCCCCACTCCGTTGGCCGTCAGCGTTACTCCGGGGCCTGCGTTCAGATAGATGCCCGTGGTGAGCTGGCTCGCAAACGCGATGCTCGGCGTGCTGGCATTGCCGGTGGGGAACAACACCTGCCCGGAGACTCCCTTGGGGATCAGGCTCAGGCTGATGGTGGCCCCGGGTCCGACGACGCTGATGCTGGGCGGCTGGCCGACGACCGAGTTGGTGACGACGACCGAGTTGACGGCATTCGTCACGCCCTGTACGGCCAGCCCGCCGTTGCCGCCGGGGTTGATCGGGATCAGGTCGGTGGGCAGGTTCGAGAAGATACCCTGGCCGTGGCTGACATTCAGGTTACCGGTCAGGCCGTACTCGGCGGAGATGCCGTCCACAAAGGCAGGCATGGCCGGCTACACCTGGGGATACCACAGCGCCGTCACCGTGTCCCAGATGAACTCGCGCGAGAGCAGCCCGGCGAGGACCGACGTGACTCCGTTCGACACGCCCCCGCCAGGTGCCGCCGCGAAGGTGACGCTGTTGGCAGCGATGGCTTCGTTGATGACGATGACGCTCTGCCCCTTCTTGGTGCCGGGCGCGAGAATGATCCCCGTCACCGCGCCAGCGGGTGCCAGCCGCACAACGTACATGTTGGTCGGGATCGTCCCGCCGGTCACAATCGGGATGGCCGTCGGGCTCTCCATCGGCATCGCCAGCCCGTATTCGGCTGGGATCCCGTCTACCTCTGCCGGCATATCATTTACTCCTCTCGAAATAATCGCACGTCAACCGAACCTGGCCTGCCCGTAGACCGGGCCTACTTCTTGCTCGACTTCTTGCCGCTCCGGTGGACGCCTTTCTTGTAGCCCTTCTTCAAGGCCGAGTTGCTGATAGCCGCCGCCCCGGCCTTGCCCAACTCCGGCCGATCCCGGCGTATCGCCTCGTACGTCGCCGGGTTCTTTATCGACGGGCCTGGTTTCTTTCCACCCGGCATGCAGGTACCTCCTGATACGGTCGAACTTGTCCTCGGTCGAGTGGCCGTCCCACACAGTTGGGTGCTGCGGCAGGTGCCACGATATTTGTCCGGTCGGAAGCTCGATGTAGACGACAGGGAACTCGGGCTCGGCGGGGTCGATGCGGATCCCCACCGGGCAACCCAGCCGGGAGGCGAGGGCGAGGGCCTGGTAGACGAGCGGGTTGCGGACCTCGTAGTTGTCGTCGTTGCGCATGATGCTGAGCAGCACGTCCACCAGCTGCTCCTTGATCCTGCGTTCCTTGCCGGCCAGAGCGCTCACACATTTAGCTCCGGTGGTTTCATGTGGCTGTTCCTTCTGCGACCAGATCGCGGATAGTTTGCCGGACGGCATCCAGAGAAGCGCGGGCGGCACCGGCCTGGGTTATCGCCACCTCCAGCCGAGCAGTCAGATCGGTGTTGAGAATCATGGTGCGTGTGTAGCCGGCCATACTGCGCGCCAGCTGGTCGGTCAGGTCGCGCAGCGGGTCGCCCCACGCCTGAAGCGATTGCAGCGGGACGATAGGCTTCAAATCCGGCGGCATCGTCGGCAACGACAGGGCGTACGGCCCCGCCCGTAACTCCGCCGCCCACGCCTGCGCAGACCCGTCCGAGGCTAGCAGCGGCCACAGCGCGCCGCCGTCCTGCACGTTGTAGTAGCACACGGCCCGGATCTGGGGGTAGCTCGCGGGAATCGCCGCCAGCGCTTCCCTCAGCCATGCCAACCGATCCCCGCCGGCGGTGTGGCAGCCCATCTCAGACAGCATCATGGGCCTGTACGGCGCGATGCTCTGAATCGTCGCGTAGGTGTCCCCGATCCAGGTGTTCGTCGCGGGCGACCCCGACAGCCGCTGCGCCAGGCTGAGCCACGGCAGCCCCTTGGCCGGCCCCCAGTTGTACACGTCGGTCGCC